CAAAATCTAAGGAGAAGAAGAAGAGTTGCAATGTAACAAAAGTTGAAGCACTTGAAAAGAAAAAGATAAACATACAAGAGGAGATTGAAAAGCTAAAAGAGTCAGACGAAGAGGTTGACACACAGAAATACAATGATGGACAACCAAAATCAGTTAAACAAAAAGAAAAAGTACCTTCAAAAGCACCTGTGGTTGTTGTTCCTATTTACAAGGCACAAGGAAGATTCGACACTGCAGTTACTAAACTTTTTGTCAAAGATTATGTAAATTCGAGTAATACGGAGTTGTCATGTCCGGCTGCTTATCGAACAGAAAAGATTGTTTTGCAAAACATGTACATTATGATTCTGGAATTTAAACGACAGGGTCAACTACAATATGGAGTTTTACGAGGTACATTCTTAAATGATAGATGTTTGATAACAAATAGACATTTCTTCTCTGTAACTGAAGAAGAATACAAAACAGCTAATGTTTCCTTGTTTAATCCATTCAGAGAGTACATGCGAATTCCTACATCACAACTTGATGTGATGTCATTTGCTCATGAAGATGAACCACACAGTTTGTATTATGATTTAATTGCCATTAAATTTCCAAGTGCAGTGAAACAACATATTGATTTGACACAATCCCACAATATGGATTGTAATTTCATAAAGATGGAAAATATAGACAAGATATTACACCAGAATGCCACAATGGTTTCCTTATGTGAGGCGGTGGAATTCGAGAAAATTAAGGGAATTGATACAATCACTGCGAATCCAAGTTGGATTTTGATGGCAGAAAAGCAAAGAATTTCAATCAAATCCATAAACAGAGAGCCTTTGACTGCAACAGATCCAAATGGGGAATTTTTGTACACATGGAAAACAGTTTCTTATGATGCTCAAACATTAGCCGGATCATGTGGAAGTGTTCTAGTATCAAATTCATCTAATGAAACAGGTAAGGTGATAGGAATACACATGGCGGGTTATTGCTTAACAGATGATGCGTTTGGTCAAATTGTAACAGCTGAGATGATACAAGCATTGAAACCATATTGTCAGATGAGATATAAACCAGGAAAGATCGTAACAATCTTGCCCAACGAATTTCCTATTATAGCGACAATCCCACGTCCATTGTACATGCCATGTGAAACAAAATTGAGAAAAACTATTTGTTATGGAGAAGTTTTTGAAACAACAAAAGCACCAGCAAAATTGAAGTATGGGAAAGGAGAAGAGCATGGAGCTGTGACTGCAATAAAGAAATATTTAAATCCTAGCTATTTCTTGTCAGATGATGACAGAGCTTTTTGTAGAGCATACATGCATCACCTATTTAAACCAACAAGACCTATTATGAAAATGACACGTGAAGTAGCAATTAGAGGCATTGAAGGTGACAAATATATACAAGCAATGAATAGAAAATCAAGTTGTGGAATACCCTTAGCACAAGAGACAACAAAAACAGG